ACTTCTTGGTGGAGCCAGCCGGGAGACGGAAAGGCTTGTCGAGTTCGACATTACGACCTTGGTACTGAGCTTTTTCTACAGCCTTAGACGCCATTGGATGACTTTCTGGCAACAGGTCCGTGTCATGCTTCCCAGAACGGAACTTTCCATTTCGGATAGCCCGAAGGAAGTTGTTGACACGGGCCATAGCCCACTGTTCAGGGGAAGTGACGTTAGGACGAACACTCTGAGGGTTAGTGCGATAAGCACCGACACCACGATCATAAACTTGGCGAAGGGTTTCAGCGGTAACTCGCCCCTTGTCGCCATACTTTTCGTTGTGTTCTGTGGCCTTCTGACGAAGGGTGTCCATATTGACTTTTTCGACAGCCTGTTTGGCTTGTGACCACGCACCAGCAAAAGCACGACCTTCCGACATACCTTCTTCGGCCATCATGGAGTTGAAGACGTTACGGAAGACTGATTGCTGGTGTGCAGAGAGTTTACTACGGACTGCTTTCGGGAGGTCTTCATTGCTACTGTACGGCATTGTTCCTCACCAAAATCATAGAAAAGTTTGTGGTAACTCGTGTGTTGTTCGTTTCAACCTGAGAGGCTTGTACATCAAGGTCTGTCTTTTCAGGCATTGCCACAGGAGCATAGAAATCATACCTGTAAGTATTTTCGTAGACTTCACCAATGTGGGCGATACGGAAACCTTGACCAAATGGTCGAATAAAGAAACGAACCTGAGAATCTTCACCTTTCTGAACACTAAAATCGCCAGAGACGATGTAGGCTGTGTATCCAGCAGGGACTGTGTAAATGCCGTTAAGGGTCTGACCAATACCAGCTTGGATAAGCCCAACAGTGTTTCCGTTGGCAGTAAGCGTAATGTTGCCAGCGTTGTTAGAGGCACCGTTCTTATAGACAGCGGAGTTTACACGCTTAAACTGCACAGAGCCTGTAGATGGGGTAGTACCTGTGCAGTCAATTTCTTCGGTGATAGGGTTGAAGTTTGCGTCTAGACCGCTTACCACAACAGAACCTGTGTCAGAAGCTGATGCAGAGACGACTGTAATGACCCTCACAGAGTCCCAGACGGACCAAGGGTACAATCCCCCAGCCGCCCAGACAGTCTCGTCACCACCAGCATCAACATCTGCATTATATCCAGTGACATTGATAACAGAGTAGCCATCAAACTGGCCTTGAGCGATAGAGAAGTAACTATCTCTAAGAGTGAGGTGTCCCCAATCAGCCATCTACCGCTTCCTTCACAGGTTTGTTGAGTTTTGCTTCGTACTTGGCACTATCGAAGTCAATTTCAGCAATCGACATAAGGTCAGTAACAACCTCAGTCTGATCTTGCAGTTCAATGCCAGCGCCATTGATGTTACGCAGGAAGGAAGCAATCTCACGAAGATCGTGAGGAGCAACATCGCCAGCAACAAGTTTAGGCATGGTAGACCAATCAAGGCCGTTCAACTGCCACAGACGTTCAACTAGTTGCTTGTTCAGGACATCTACAATCGTGTTGATGTAGCTTTCGAGGCTTCTGAGGAAGAGGTCAGTCTTAGTCTTTGACAGAGCGTAAGAACCAGAGCCACTACCAAGCATAAGAAACTCAGCCATAAGGCTACGAGCAATATCATGCTGGTAACGCTTAACAACAGGATCAATGTCGATGGAGCGAGAGCCATTTGCGGTAATCAACTCCACGTCCATAAGACGCTGGTTAGTGGGTTTGCCATCAGCATCTACATACAGGTCCGAGGGAAGAAGGGCATAGCCTTGTTCATTGTTCTTGAGGTCACGAAGGATACGCTCAAATTGGGTACGAAGTGCAGCCTGATCGGCAGTAGCATCTGCACTCAGATACTCCGCAGGCATACGGCCAACAGGCACCCCATGAAGTTCTCGCTCAATAGCAATAGCTTCATATCCTTGAATCTTGTTGAGGTAAGTGTAAGAAACATAAGCGTTGCGAAGAACGGAGCGACCAGAGGGATCATTGTTGAGGCTCGTTGTGCGATAATACAGGGATTTTTCGACAGGGATCATCTTAGGGGGCTTGCCCCAAACAGCCTCTTGGTACATGCCAAGAATTTCACCAGTACTTTGGTCAACTTGAAAAGTTTCTACAGTCCACGGTGCGCGGATAGCAATCTTCTTTACACCAATACGACCATCTTCATGCTTAGAGTTTTTCTTAGGTGAACGGGCATCACCAGCACGGACCTTGTAGACAACCTCGAACCACGAAAAACCATAGGTCAGGTACGACAAGGCTTCCGAGATATGATCGTCAAGGCTGTGATCCATGTCGTCCAAGACAGATTTCAGGAAGACTGCTTCTTGTTTAGCAGCTTCGCTGTCGTCAGCAGGGACCACATCAATCTTGACATCACGAAGAGTCTGTTCCACAGCATACATGACGGAGCCAACAATCGCGTTGTTGTCACGCATCTCACGATACTTCTGGATCGCCCTCTTACCTTTGAGTTCTTGAAGAAACTCGTCAGCACGAATGTCACCCGTGTAGGTGTTCTTACCATAGACACCAAGTTCGATCTTGGCTGCGGTTTCCGAGAGTTTCTTCATTTCACTACCTAATTCCGGCTGAGAAGACCTTTCGCATCAGCATAGGCCAAGTTGAGTTCAGGTTTAGCCACACCTTTAAGGGCAAGTTCAGTTACAGCCCAGACCATAGCGTCAAGTCTATCAGGTGAACCAACAGAACCTAGAGGTTCCCACTGGACCATCTGATCTTCGAGGGCATCTAGACCCTTGACATGCTTTACCCGACCCCGTTCATAGAGGGCCGAGACAGGTTCTGCACGAGCGAACTTACCACGAGATGCGTGTACGAGTTTGATGGGGATAGTCTCATCTACACTCTTGAATGTGTAGCGAACCATCTCGCCACCTTGGTTGCGTTCTGCCACAATACGATCAGCACCATACTCATTGTACAGTTCGATTGCTTTAGCTGCCCAACCTTCGGGAGAATATCTGTCTGTGGCATCTTGCAGGATATAGCAGACACCATTGATGTCTTGCCCTGCCACAACAATACCAGTCATGTCACTTTCACTGTTAGCGGAGACAGCCGGATCGACTGAGACCACAACACGAGCAAGTGTTTCTGCAAACTCTACGGGGTTATCAACTTCAACTTCACAAGTTGCTAGGAGTTGACGGTTCCACAAGGCACCAGAGGCTTCATCTAGGACTTCTGCATAGAGTTCCTGACGACCAAGGCGTGTGCCTTCATATTGAGATTTAACTGCTTCAATATAGCTTGTGGCAAGGTTAGCAGAGTTATCGAATGTAGAACCATAGGTCACAACGGTCTTAGGGTTCTTGAGGATGTCTCTAACGAGTTTTGTAGGTTTTGGGGTTGTGGTAACACAGACTTGAGGGTGTTTACCTAGACGGAGACAGAAGGCTAACATGTCCCATGTGTCTCTGTCTTTATTCCAAGCAGCAAGTTCGTCACACCAAGCAGCCTCAAACTGAGGACCACGAAGACGTTCAGGCTCTTCTGCACTAAAGAACTGGACGTAGGCACCATTCTCCCACGTCAGAAGTCGTTTGGTTGGCGACCACAAAGGCTTACCTAGAGGCACACCTTTAATAGTCTTGTCATTCTTCCAGCAACGAGCAAGGAAACCTGACTCACCGTTAATCATAACCCGTTCAATGTCGGAGTTGGTAGCAGCAATGGCAGCAATACGCTTATGCCCCTGCATCACCTTAGAACGGACCCATTCAACACCAGCACGGGTCTTACCGAAACCACGACCAGCGTTCACATACCACACATTCCAATCACCAGAGGGGGGTATCTGATTAGGACGCGCCCAAAACTTCCAGTTATAAATCAACTCTTCGGCTTTGTGTTGAGGAAGCTGTGACAAAATGTCTGCTACATCCTCCCCCATTGCACGAAGGTCGTCTGCATGAATAGGAAGTCCATTCTTACCAGTCATTAGGAGTACCTAGCGTAAACGCCCTTGTGTTGTTTCAGCTTACCCCTAGCTGTGGCTGTCAAATGAGCCTGATGATAACCGTTTTCGTTTGCCCAAGACCTAGCTACAACACCCTCTGCGATAAGTTTGTCTGTAGCAAAATTATAGATATTTACAAGAACAGCCCTTGGGTGATTGCTACCACAAAACCTGCCAAGCCTTGCTTTGGACTGTTTCTCTTTTGTCTCTTGAGAAGCCTGTTTTCCAAAGTTAGGGTTATTTTCACCAGCACTGTCTGGAGGCAATCCACCACCAACAGCGATATTCCAACCAAGTCGGGGTAACGGTCGGAGTGTGTATTCTAACCATAAGGCTTCTTCCAGTGTATCAAAGCAGGCAATAATGTCATACTTTAAGAAGGTCGAGTACTTTATGATTGCCTTCTGCACTGGGTAATTTGATTTCCCACGTTTATGGGAAGCCCAACGCTCTTTAGGGTTCTGGCTGATGCCAACGTACCCTTCATCCAAACCCATGTTTGGAAGTTTGATGTGGTAAACGTAGTACAAAGTTATTCAGCTTTTTTCTTACCAAGGAGTGCAAGAAGATCATCAATAGCCCCAGTGTCTTCTTTGACTTCTTCGGGGTCAACTTCTTCAACCTTGATTGTCGGGTTCCAACCAGCCTTACTACGAAGGAAGAGTTCAGCAGCTTTAAGGTCGCCCTCAAGGGCTTTGTTCACAACAACAGAGCCAACTAACTCTTGGATTTCAGCCCTTGCTGTTGCGATGTCTTGGCGGTACGTCTTGTACATACCATTCATCGAAGAAGGTGCGTTCTCATAACGCTGGATTTCATCAAGGATGACCTTCATTGCTACACCAGCCCGAATGGCCTTACGAATGTAGGTAGCAATGTGGAGATTGTGTTTCAGCTTCTCAGCCATAATTGTCACCTTTCAGGCTGACAGAATAGAGTAGCAAACCACATCGGCACCCATTTCGTACTTAAATGATTCGGTGAGAGAATGTGATGGTTGTGGCTTGCTCGTGTATATATAGTTGTACAGTTGGCTTTTGTCAAGGGGTAAAGTGATAAAAATATCACTTTCTTTGCATTTTTCTTTAACTACGAAACATTTCAGGCATTGTTGCATCCCATTCGTGCAGAATTTTCCCAGATTGCAACCAACGATCCCTCACTTCTATAGCCTCTTGTTTGCTATAGGTACGGTAGATAGCCTGTTCAGGCCCTCTCCTAACGACAAACAATCTGTCCATCGAACTCACATAGATATGCTCTTCCTCAGTCTCATAGTACCGATTGACAGGATCATTGGCATCTTTCTTGTACACTTGGTTGTAGGGAACAACAACAAGGTTATCAGCTTTGAGATTGTAGATGTCCTTGTCCTTGTAGATCACTCTGTCCTTGTCATCAATGTAGTCATTCTTGACAAACATGACAGCTACTCTAGCTAACCAGAACTTGACAATCTCTTTAGTCCCATCAACCCTATGAGAGAAGTCTCTCCCAATAAGGGTCTTGCCACTCCTCTTAGAAGTAAACTCACCAGTCTCAGGATCATAGTCCAACAAGTCTTTGATCTGGTCAATTGTGTAGCCTTTGTAGTCCATATCTCTAAGTCCTCTTGTTTGGTTGTTACCCATTACATAGGAACTCAGCTAGGATATGTCAATATAGGATACTATGATAAGTAAGGTTATCTCTATCTACCTCCGATATTACCTTATCTAGTGATCCTTACACTCCTTATATGGGAGATTCTGTACCATCTATCTTGTTAGTATATATTCAGGGGCGGGGGAAGGACTTTTTAGTATATGGGTGTACAGTTGGCTTTTGTCAAGGGCAGAACTCAACTTTTTTTTATTTTTTCTGCAAAAATCTTACAAGTATTTGTTTTTTCTCTGTATTTTTTCCACGATTAAATTTTTTTGTCTTGGCTATATACTGGGTTACCCCCTGCCGAATCACTCCGGCGCATAATACTGGGGGTCCCAAGGGATGTCAACACTAAAAATTTTCGCTTGACAGGGGATTTGGGGGTGATTCGCAGGCTTCCGTGCAAATAATTTCCTTGACAGATCAAAGTGTTGCAAAAGAGAGACGATTCGGCAACCCTATGGCACTTTTTATCACATGGTCAAAAGTTGACTAATCGGTCAAATCTATACCGATATGTCCCGCCTAACATATCGCCACACAAAGAAAACCCCGACACATGGCCGGGGGATTCTGATAGGTTTAAACTGTTAAGGAATAGGGGTTGCCTATCAACCTTGCATCAACACACGCTTCAAATCCGCTTTAGTCCGTCCAGACAGTGCAGACAGTTGGTGCAGCGTCACGTTCCAGTGCGAGTCAAAGTATTCACGCACCATTGCATCGGTCCAAATTGCAAACATGGTTTCAGCCTTTCTGTTTAGTGAAGAGGGTAAGAAATATTCGGCACAGACTTTGACCAGCAAGCGCGACAGGCACTGTCACCATATCCGCAAGAGTTGCCTTGGGTTGATGCAGGACAAGCATGACCATGTGCCTGTGTGCCTTTCTTATGCACTGTGCTGGTGTGTGCATGGCCAGAGATAGGAGCGTCACCAACCATAGTTGCAGACACACGCACAATCAGGTTGTCGGGTATCGTTCCACCTTGTGCCTTGTATGCCTTCACAATCCCCGCTTCACGTGTGGGAAGCCAATGCCGGATTTCTGGTGTGGCTTTGGCCACGTCACAGATAGCGGAAAGCATTTCCACCGATTGTAGGTCACCGCTATCAAACCAACGGTGAAAAGGTTGCCCGCTT